AAGTTCTCGAGGCTGTCGCTAGGGGTGATCGCGGTGTCAGCATCAGGTCCGGTCACGGTGTAGGCAAAACGAGTTGCCTCTCATGGCTCGCACTTTGGTGGATCGGCACGCATTACAATGCGAAGGTGGTGATTACTGCCCCTACGTCAGCGCAGTTACAGGACGCGCTGCTGCCTGAAGCCAAATCGTGGCTGAAACAGGCGGCTCCTGATTTTCGATCTATGTTCAATGTGAAAGCGGATCGTATCGAGCTTATAGCTGATGCCGAGCGGAATTTCATATCAGCTAAGACCAGTAGGGCTGAACAGCCCGATGCGTTGCAAGGTGTACACGCCGATAATGTCCTTCTGATCTGCGACGAAGCCAGTGGTGTGCCGGAAGCGGTTTACGAGGCTGCTGCTGGTAGTATGTCCGCGCTTAATGCCTCGATGGTGTTGGCTGGTAACCCGGTGCGTTCGAGCGGCTATTTCTACGATACGTTTCATAAGCTGGCCGATACCTGGACGACATTTCATGTAAGCTGTGTCGATACGGGGAGGGTGTCTTCGGAGTACGTCGAGGAATGCCGGCTGCGGTACGGTGAGGAATCGAACGTCTACCGGGTGCGCGTTCTGGGCGAGTTCCCCCGTGGTGATGACGACACCGTCATCCCGCAGCAGCTCGTTACCGAGGCCGTGAGCAGGGACGTTGAGCCCACTGAGTTCGGATCGATGGTTTGGGGTGTCGATGTGGCACGGTTTGGGAGTGATTCCTCTGCACTCTGCAAGCGGAAGGGTAATGCGGTTACCGAGCCGATTAGGCTCTGGCGCAACCTCGATACGATGCAACTGACGGGTGCGATCAAAATCGAGTATGACGCTACCAAGGAAAAGCCATCCGAGATTTTTGTTGATTCTATCGGGCTGGGTGCTGGTGTGGTTGATCGCTTGCGTGAGCTTGAGTTGCCGGTTTATGGCGTGAATGTGGCCGAATCGCCCGCGCTGGGTGAGCGATACCTCAATTTAAGAAGTGAATTATGGTACAAAGCTAAGTCTTGGTTGGAGGGCCGTGATGTTAGATTACCTCGAGATGCGGCGCTCACTACTGAGCTTGCGATGGTGCGGTACAGTTATACTAGCACCGGCAGGGTGAAAATCGAGAGCAAGGGTGAGCTCAAAAAGCGTGGTGTGGCGAGTCCAGACTCGGCTGATGCTTTTGTTTTGACGTTTTCTTCGGATGCGGGTACGGCGATGGGGGCTCGGTTCAGATCGATGCGTAAGATTAGGCGAAACTTGGTGGGAGTTGTCTAAGGTCTAGGGGGTCAGCCTGGTGAACTTGGCACCTGAGGCTGACTTAAATAACCACAGGGCATTTTCTCCCCGACCAGGAGGATGGTGCCCCTAGACCCTCAGAATTGACAGAAGTCCAAGCTGGTGTGTATGTTAGGGATGGTCGGGGGCTGGGAGCCCTTTTGGCGTACATAGACGAAGCTGAAACTGAAGCTGGCGTTGGCATGACCGAGGACGAACTGCAAGTTGTAGTTCGTGCCTACATATCCGATGCGATTCAGTATATCGACGACGAAATCTCGCCCGTTCGGGCAGAATCCACCAAATATTATCGGGGCGATCCGTTCGGGAACGAGATCGATGGCCGCTCCGCAGTTGTGAGCCGCGATGTACGCGATAGCGTACAGGCCGTACTACCCAGCATGATGCGCGTGTTCTTCGGCAGCGAGAAGGCGGTCGAGTTCGTGCCCCGGAACGCGAATGATGTTGGGATGGCTGAACAGGCCACCGATTACCTGAATTACATCATCAAGAATGACAACGACGCGATAGCCATATTCTACAGCGTGTTCAAGGACGCGCTGATGAATAAGGGCGGTTTCGTTAAATGGTGGTGGGACGATTCCATCGAGGTTCATACCCATACTTTTGAGGGGTTGGACGAGGGTGCGCTCGGTCTGATTCTGCAAGAAGAGGGCGTCGAAGCCGTGTCGGTTGAGGGGCGACCGGCACCCGGCATACCGCCAGAACAAGCCCAGGCGATGGAAGCACAGGGCCAGCCAGTACCCCAGATTTATGATGTCGAGATCAAACGCCGCCGTAAACGCAATCAAGTTAAGATCGAAACGATGCCGCCCGAAGAGTTTTTTGTGGATGCGGCTGCAACTTCGCTTGATGATGCGATGGTCGTTGGGCATCGTACAATGGCGACGGTATCCTCCTTGGTTGCGCTTGGGTATGACCGTGATGTCCTCGAAGATCATTTGTCGGATCAAACGGCATTTGTCGATAACGATGAGTATTGGGCTCGTTATTCGGATAACAGTGCCCAAGGCCCGGTATCAGCTTACGAACGTAGGCGCGTGCTTTACGTCGAGGCTTGGTGTCTTGTCGATTACGACGGTGATGGCATAGCCGAACTCAGGCGCGTTTGCACGGTTGGCAATAACTATCAGGTCGTCAACAACGAGCCGGCGGATTCAATCCCGTTCAGTATGTTTGCGTGCGATCCTGAACCTCATGTGTTCTTCGGTAGCGATCTCGCTGATCTGACCAAGGATATCCAGCGGATTAAGTCCGCTGTGTTGCGTGGGATGCTCGATAGTCTCTCGTTTGCGCTGTACCCGAGGACTGGCGTGGTCGAGGGTATGGTTGATATCGATGATGTGATGAATCCAGAGGTGGGCTCGATTATTCGGATGCGTCAGCCAAACATGGTGCAGCAGCTTAATGTACCGTTTCTCGGCAAAGACGCATTCCCGATGGTTGCCTACTTGGATGCGATGAAGGAAGCGCGTACCGGCCAGACAGCCGCGAGTCAGGGCCTCGATCCCGATGTCCTGCAATCCACTACCCGAGCTGGTGTGACCGCTACAATTCGTGGTGCTGAACAGCATCTTGAGATGATGGCACGGCTGTTTGCTGATTCTTTTAAGCGGATGTTCAAGGGGATTTTGAAGATCGTTATCACTCACCAGGATCGTGAGCGCGTGGTGCGACTTCGTGATGAGTGGGTGCCTGTCGATCCGAGGGTTTGGGATTCCAGCATGGATTGTAGTGTGGCTGTAGGGCTTGGGAGTGGTATGACCGACGAGCGGTTGGCTGTGCTAGGCCAGGTGGCTACACAGCAGAAAGAGGTGTTGGAGAAGCTCGGACCCAGGAATCCATTGGTTGGGTTAGGTCAATTCCGGAATACGCTCGCGAAGATGTTGGAGGTCAGTGGGTATCCTGACTCGAATGCGTTCTTCAAGCCGCTGCCGCTCGATTATGAGCCACCGCAGCCCGAGCAACCACCCAAGCCATCACCAGAAGAGATGTTGGTTCAGGCTCAGATGATGGATATACAGGCTAGAGCTCAAATTGAGCAGCAGAAGATTCAGCTTGCGGCTGTGAAGCAACAGCAACTTGATGAGCGTGAAAGTGCGCGGATTGCTGGTGATCTGGCGATTCGGGAGTTCACGGCAGAAGAGAAATTCCAGAATGATGTAGACCTGGAGCTCCTCAAGGCGAATCTCAAAAGAGGACTTTGATGGATTTGACCCGTGAACAAAAGGGACGCCGAGCCCAGGAGATTCTTGAAGATTCGGTGTTTGTTGAGGTTGTCGATACTGTGAGGACCAGTATTCTCACTCAGTGGAATCTTACGGATTTTGATCAGATGGCGGCACGCGAAAGTCTCTATCATCAAGGTCGGGCTCTAGATGAGATTCTACGCGAGTTGCGAACTCTGGTCGCTGATTGGGCCATCAATAGGTCGCGCAAGCAAACCAAAAAAGGAAGAGGATAATGAGCGAAGGCGTCACCGAGAAGAGTGGGCCACGCTCTATGAGCGATATCGAGAGTGCGTTTACCAAGATACTCGACGGAACCGAAGAGCTACCGGGAGAGGATTCTTCTCAAAAGGAAGAGCTACCATCAAGCGATTCTTCGGATGTAGAGCAGCCGGATGCCGAGTTAGCCGATGACTCGGTGGTGGATGAGCCAGACGCTGTCGAACCGGATGAACTATCGGATAGCGATGCACCTCTGTATTCCGTCACTATCGATGGCGAAACATCAGAGGTTCCGCTTGACGAACTCATCAGCGGATACCAGCGCAAGGCGACATACACGCAAAGGCATCAGGAGCTTGCACAGGATCGAACCGCTCTGGATCAGCAGTTACAATCTCTGGGTCCGGAACGGCAAGCTTTGAAGCAGACTTTTGAACAATACCAGCAGGTATTGGGTCAGCTTCACCAGCAGATGCAAGCCGCGAATGCACCAGCGAATCTGGATTGGGATACCCTCGAACGAGAGAACCCGGTTCAGTGGCTCAAGCTGAAGGAGCTCGAGCGCCAGAGAACTGGTGAGATACAAGCGGTGGAGGCTGAACAGGCGCGGATGGGGCAGATTTTGAGAGATCAAAAGAATCAGAAGTTGCAGGAGCGCCTGTCGGTTGAACGGACGTTGGTATTAGAAAAAATTCCTGAGTGGTCCGATGGTGATCTACAAGCCAATGAGCAGCGTAAGCTGTTGGAGTTCGGTCGAGGTATTGGGTTCAGCGATGAAGAACTCAATGGGCTTTACGATCATAGGGCGTTGTTAGTGCTACGCGATGCAATGCGCTATGGGGAACTCACGAATGGCGATAAGATCACAGCGGCCAAATCAAAAATCGGCAGCGTGAAGGGCGGTAATAAGGAAACATCCCGTCGTTCTCGCTCTCGCAAGGTGAAGGCGCAGAGGGCAAAGCTGAAGGCGACAGGTAAGGTCGATGATGCCGCAGCCCTGTTTGCTGATATCCTTGCAGAATAACAAGGAGAAAACTCATGGCGGTAATAGCTAATACGTTCACTACTTTCGACGCGAAAGGCATTCGGGAGGATCTTAGTGATTTAATTGCAGATATTAGCCCGACTTCTACGCCTTTCCAAAGCAACATTGGTACCAGGGACGCAGACAACACTTACTTTGAGTGGCAGACGGATTCACTCGCTACGGCCAGTGCTACGCCGGTTGTTGAGGGCCAGGATCTGTCGAGCTTCACGGCAGTCACACCAACTGTTCGGCTTGGAAACTATGCACAGATCAACATGGTGGATTTTATTATTTCTGGCACCGAGCAGCGCGTAGCAAAGGCTGGTCGCGCATCAGAGATCGGCTATCAGGCGGCGAAGGCTGCGAAGGAACTCAAGCGCAACGTCGAGGTGGCTGCGTTGCTGAATGGCGTTGGTGCGGTTGTCGGTGCGACCGCGACAGCCCGCGTCACCGCTGGGTTCCCTGGATGGTTGAAGACGAACGAGACCTCCACGAACGTGACCAAGCCCAGCTACACGGGTTCAACTCCGACAGGTGCGGCACAGGTGTGGAAGGCTTTCGGTACGCCTACGGCGTTTACGGAGGCGATGCTCAAGACCACGATGCAGGAGTGTTATGAGAGTGGTGGCGAGCCGTCGATGCTCATGGTTGGTCCGTTCAATAAGACCGTTGTGAGTACCTTCACTGGCATCGCTGCCCAGAGGTACAACGCGACCGGCGCGGAGCCCACGACCATAATCGGGGCCGCAGATATTTTTGTCAGCGATTTTGGTAATCTGTCCATTGTACCGAATCGGTTCTTTACATCAGTGATTGATGCTGGTGCAGGTTCGCTGATGAACAACTGGGCGTTTTTGATCGACCCAGATGAGGTGAAGATTGCAACTCTCAGACCCTACAGGATCGAAGAGCTTGCGAGGACGGGGGATGCCGACAAGCGGATGGCGCTTGCCGAGTGGGGGCTTCAAGTGAACAACGAGGCCGCTCATGGCGTAATTGCCG